GTAGAGGGTCGCGTCGGTCGAGGTCACGAAGACCGCCTTCAGGCCGGCGAGGTCTTGCATCGCCCCAGCCAGGGCGGCGCATCGGGCACGGTGATCCGCAAGGGTCGTGTCGTCGGCGTTGGAGAACAGGGTCACACGCAGGGAGCAGGAGTAGTTCCCGGCGCCCTCGGGGAGGTCGGCAGGTGCCCGGGCCGAGTCGCAGAGGACGATGGCCTTGGGCAGAACGTTGAGGTCGACCGAGTCCCCTTTGTAGATGGTGACCCCAGCCAGCCCGGTCTCGGCGGCGAGGAAGGAGGCCACGTTGGCCTCCACGATGTGACGGATGGATTTGGTGCCCATAAATTATTTGCGATTAAATTTGTCGGCTTGGTCTTTTTGGTGGGCATCCAGCTGAGAGAACATTCGGGCCATCGCCAAGGCGCGGGCGACCTCCTGGACATTGTTCTTCGACGCTTGGCTGTCGTTGTCGCCGATGCTGTTGCCGATGATGATATGCACCCCGGCGGCATTGCGCGTGACGGTCGAATAGCCCGTGCCTGTGTGCCGCCTGATCCATGCGGGGATTTCACTCCCCTTGAAGACGTTCTTATTCCTGACCTTCGGCAGCTTGGAGAGCACCTGCCACCAGCCGGACTTGATGAAGCCGACGCGCACCTGGACGCTCTTGATGTACTGCTCGAGAACTCCCTTTGACTGCACGACGAACTTGCCCAGGTAGGAGCCTTGCTGGTTCTTCACGCGCATCCTGCCTTGGGACGTAACCCACTTGCTCTTGCGGTGGATGCCCTGGAGGTCGGTGACGTAGTCCCTATCCTTCAGCGCCTCCATCTCTGGAACGGCCTCGAAAATGTGAGCGCCATTGGTCATGCCGAAAAGGTTTTGGGCCTTACTGAAGGCCCGCTCGGGGTCAGGGTCTTTGATAATCTTCTGGGTAATCGAGTTTAGGATGTTGGCCTTCTGGAGCGTGGCCTGCTTGCGGATGCGCTCAAAGCGTCCCCTGTCCTCAATCTTGACCGCAGACTTCAGTTTATAAAGGGCGATGCCGACGTTCGCGGCCTTGCCGTCCTCAAGGGCGACAAAGATTGACCTAATGTCGCGTTCGACCGCTCCGTAGCCGGCATCCTTAGCGGCTTTGCTCAACCCCTTGCCGCCGCCTTTGACCATCGGGGGAGTCAGTTCCAGGGCGGCGTAGCAGAGTTCGCCGGCGCCGCGGATTGCGGCCTCGTCCATGCCAAGCCGCATCCCTTCGGCGTAATCGGTAAGGGCCGCCTCAAACTGAGCCTTCGACTGGGGGATGAGCCCCACGGCCTTACTGGTTGTCGTCGATGACGACGAGGGTCAGCCACGCCGACCCGGGCTTGTAGGTCTGCCCCGTGATCCGCAGGGTCTTGCCCCCGGCGACAATCTTCTTGCCGATGGCGAGGGAGGCGATGGGCGAGCCCGAGCTGATGACCGCAGCCGATGCCCCATTAGACCCGTCTGGGAGGCTCCAGGAGGCCGTTGCGGCGGCGAGGCGGACGGTGTGCTGGGTACGCTCACAAAAGCCCCCAGCCTCGAAGACCTGCGTGATGGCCGGGTCGGACAGCATACAGACGAACGTGATGGCCCCGGAGTTAGCCGAACCAGCCACGCCGAAGTCGGCGAGCATCTCCTTCGCGTCGGGCAGGAACTCGGAATAGAGCGTAGCCATTTCCTTTGCGGGCCTTGGCAAGCAGGCACAAAAAAGGGGCCCCCGTAGGGGCCCCGATTGGAGCGGCTCAGGCCGCAATCATCAGGCGGTCTTGAGGCGGACGAGCGAGGTCGCGCGGCCCACGGCGGCACCGGCGAGCAGGGTCGCGGTGACGTTCATGTAGCCGGACTGCTCCTGGCCCATGATCACCTGAACGCCGAGGCCGGTTTCGGCGTCGATGGCGTTGGCGACTTCCCAGCCCGGGATATCGGTCTCCGGGAGAGCGCTCGCAAACGCGATCGCATCGGGGCCGGCCACCCAGCCCGCCAGGTTCTCGGAGTTGGCCGAGAGGTTGGAGAACTGGTAGACGCGGGCACCGGCGATGATGCCGAGGTCGCCGTCGCGGATGATGTTAGCGCCGAGAACGTTGTTGCCGACGATCGTGGTGTCCTTGCGGAGGTCGCTGACGTAGGTGCTGTTGAGCACGGCATAGCGGGGGCCCGGGGCCTTCGCGTCGTCGAGGGTCTTCTGGACGGCCACGAGCTCGGCGTAGGACAGGTCAGCGCCAGAGGTCGAGGAGACGGAGTAGTTCGCGTTCGTGACCTGAGCGTTGATGACGTCCATGACCTTCTGAGCGAGGGCGATGGAGGCGGTCTGCACGAAGTTGTTCACGAAGAACTGAGCGCCGTATTCCTTGAGGTTCGACGGGCTGAAGCGGCTGGACACCTTGTAGTGAACGAGCGTGACGGTCGAGGAGGTGACGGTCGCGTCGTCCTGGGTGAGGTAGCCGGAGGCGCCGAAGGTCGTCGCGGTGGACGTGCCGATCAGGGGAACCTGGATGGAGAGGCCGTTGACGCCCGGGCGGGACGAGAAGACGGTCGAGATGCCCGAGAGGACGGGCAGCTTGTTCTTGAGGGAGCCGATGACGCCTTCAGCGAGGACGGCGGGAGCGGCGGTGATGGAGTTAGCCATGATTAGGAATGATTAGGGATTAGGGAGAAAGATTAGAAGATGCCGCGGACGATGGCGGACTGATGCGCCTTGAAATAGGCGGCGCGTTCAGCCGAGCCGACCGGCAGGGCGAGGAAGGCGGCGACATGGTCGACGGCCTCGGGGGCGGTCACCGCGGCGTCAGCCGGGGACATCTGGACAGGGGACACGCCGACCGACGCGGCGATCTTGGCGGCTTCCTTGGAGGCGCTGACCTTTTCGCCTTCCATCGCGGCGAGGGTAGCCTTGAGGGCCACGAGCTCGGCGGACAGGCCGTCGACCGCCACGGTCAGTTCGCCCAGGCGGGCGTCCTTGGCGGCGATGTCGGCCTTCGCGGCGGTCAGTTCATCGGCGGCGCCGACGGTCAACTTCTCGACGGTGGCGCGGAGGTCGTCACGCTCGACAGCGAGGGAGACAGAGGCGGCAATGGCTTCGTGAAGCTGCTCTTCGATGGTCATTTGGTTTTGCGGTGTCGGGCAACTAGCCGAGGCCTTTTCCTGCTCGCGATCCAACTGCTCGACCTTGCGCTCGGCCCAATCCCTGGCACGCATGATGTCGCCCGAGGTCGGGCCACCCCATAACGCCCACGCCACAGCACCGGCCCCGGGGAAGTCCTCGTTCTCGGGCTTGTTCTTCGGAGCGTCCATGTCGGCCTCGTGCCGGCGGAACCAAGGCCCCATGCGCCGAACCTTGTCCTCGGAGATGCTACCCGAGACCATGTCCCGGGCTTCCCGCAAGGTCTGGTCGGTCACACCGTCGCCCGACTTGCCCTCCCTATGCCACGCCAGCCCACGGGCCGCGGCGTCGCTGACATAGGAAGGAACGTCGACGGGCATCGGTCAGAAGGACGCCAGGGCGGCGTTGAACGAGTCGGCCAGCCCGGTCACCAGACCGACCTGAGCCGCCTGCTTACCGCTGAAGGTCTGGCCTTCCATCGTCTCGGCCTTGACCATCTTGCGCTTCTGGACGACCGCGGCCTTGAAGTCGGCGTGAATGCTGTCGACCGAGGCTTGCAGGTTCTCGACCTGATCGGCGGAAAGGGACGTGCCCTCGATGCCGGCGCCCTTGAACTTGCCGGACTTGATGACGACCATCTTGATGCCCTGCATCTCGGCGGCCTTGGAGAAGTCAGGGATAGCCATGTAGACGCCAATCGACCCGACGGTGGCGGACGGGGAGGCCACGACGCGGTCGGCAGCCGAAGAAATCCAGTAGGCCGCGGAGGCCATCTCGCTGTCGGTGTAGGCCATCGTCGGCACCTTCAGGCCGCGGATCTTGTTCGCCAGTTCCTCGACACCCGTCACCGTGCCGCCCGGGCTGGACACATGGAAGGCGATGCGCTGGACGCTCGGGTTGACCGCCATCTTGTCGATGGCCTCGCTGACCGAGTCCACGTCGCTGGAGCCCATCATGCGCTCAAGCGGGGACAGACCCTTGCCGATGACCCCGACGATCGGGATGACACCCGTCCCGTTCTCCAGGACGTAGGGCTCGGGAGCCGCGCCGAACAACTGGGCGAGCATATCGGTAAAGCCGAACTTCTCCGCGAGGGCGGCGTGGTCGCTCGCCTTGGCAGGGTCAATCAGCAGGGGCTCGCGGCCCTTCAATCCGTTCAGGAGAAACTTGGTCATGGTGTTAGGAATTGGTTTCGTCTTCGGACTCAGGCTCCTCCTCGGAGGCCGGCTCGTCTTCCATCTCCGGGCCTTCTTCGGCCTCGTCCTTCTCGACGTTGTAGACCGTGCCGAGCGGGGTGTTGCTCGGGCGGAACAGAAGTTCAAAGGGAACGCCGTACTCAGCCGCGAGCTGCTGAATGTGAACCATGTCGCTGGCCCGCTTCTTCATCTCGGTACGGAAGTCGAGGCCGCGCTGGGCGTACAGTTCGGACATGGACAGCAGGCCCATCTCGACGTCGGCCCGGTCGTTCGCCGCGTCACGGCCACCGTCAACCGTCACGCTCTTCGGGGTCGTCCAGGAGACGCTCGCCCAATTCGGGTCGTCAGGCAGTTCGCCGGCGGCGATGCCCTGCCCGATGATGTAACCCCAAGTCGGTTGGCAGAGCTGCTCGATGAGGATTTGCTGGTATTTGCCGAACACCCGCGCGCTCTTCGCCGTGATCAGGCGAACCGAGGCCCCGCCAATCTTGGACGGGTCGTTGACGAACTCGTAGGGCAGGACGCCCTGGCTGATGTCACGCTCCAGCGCCGCGAGGAAGCCCGTGAAGGTCGGGCTAGGGCGGTTCGACGTGAAGGACTGGAAGTCCTCGCCGGGTTCAAGGGCGATGAGTTTCCCGCCCATGCGGGCCGCGATGTTCTCGTAGGACGCACCGGCCCCGAGCTCCGCAGCCATGTCGCCCTCGACGTAGCCGCCCGTCTTCTTGATGACCCTGGTCACGTCTGCGTTGTCCTTGACCGCCAACTTCTCGAGCTCGAGGATGTCCATCTCGTCCTGAATGGAGTTGATGGAGTGCTGGAGCAGAGGAACCCCACGGGCGCCGGAAGCGTACTCGTGGTCGACGACGTGCATCATCGACTGCGCCAGGATCTGGCGGTTCGTGCCGTCCGAGCGGTAGACGTTAAAGGCAATCAGTTCGCCGTAAGCGCCGAAGATGCAGCCGTCATGCATACCCTCGGGAGCCGGCACGTCCATCGGGTCGCCGACGCGGTGGGCCTCGATGAGCTGAAGTTTCGGGTCGCCGTTGGCGTTCCGCACCTTTGCCGCAAAGGAGTCGCCGTCCCGGGCCATCGCCCGCATGAGGATACTCTGCACCTGGGCGAAAGAAAAGCGGTTCGTGATGTCGATGCGCTTAGACTTCTCGGCGAAGTACGCCTCATAACGATCAGCCAGCGCAGGGTCAGCCGCGTGGGACTGGGGCTTGATACCGTCGCCCACCGTATATAATACGAGGTCGTTCAGGATTTGCTTGAAGAGCCCGCTATTCCGCTCGGCCCATCGGCAGCGCTTGACCATCGTCAGACGGTCGCTCGGCTTCATGTCCCGGCGCAAGTCCTGGGCGGGGCCGTTGTAGATGCCCCGACGCAGACGGGTCTGCCCGACGCTCTGCCAGCCGCCAAAGGAGGCCGACGGCGTGGGGAGGCCCGCAGGCTTGGCGGCCTCGGCGTCCTTCTTCTTGCGGGGAGTCGTTTTCCGGGGGGGCATAAATTATTATTCGTCGATCGGGTTGTTCCAGTTCGTCGAGATGACGGAACGCCGCGAGCCGTAGGTCAGGGGGTCGAGTTTGCTCAGGGCCCACATGGCCTCGCTGAGCATCTCCTTCGGGCTCATCGCGAACTGCTTCGTCGCCGACGACCCGCTGTCAGAGTAACTCATCAGGGTCTTGCCCTCGGTAATCATGGCGACCGCCTTGGCCTTGATTGCCAAAAGTTCGTCCTCGGTCAGACCAATGAAGATGCCGGATGCCATTTGTCTTTGCGGACTCAGGCAACAGGGGGCCGCCGACCCGGTTGTTCCAACCCACGCCCCACGCGTAAGTCCCGGGCCGGCGGTTACCATGAGACAACTACCCGACAACCATGCGTCAAGCGGCATCCACCGGCTCCGCAGCCGTCGCCTCCCCGCGGCTACCGATGCCCCACCGAACCGCCGCCAACAGGCAGAGCAGTTCGCAGTCCCAGGCGTGGTTATCCTTCTTACCCTGCGGCATGATCCACATCGGCTTGCCCGTGCGCTTGTCCTTCACGCGGACTTCCGACGCCATCATCTCGGCATAAAACGGGTCAACGTTCCGTGCGAAGGTATGCAGGCGCCGCACCCGCATCCCGTGGAGCAAGTCCTTCCCCGCAAGGTTCGACCAGGAGATGAGCACCGCCGGCTGACCGGGTAGGCCGGGGACTTGGATGCGCTGACGCTCGGAATAAAAGCGGCGGGTCGTCTTACCGTCCCGATCGGTGACCGCGAAGTCCTCGTTACCCGAACCTCGGGCACACTTCCAGCCCCTCCGGGCCGTCTCGCGGTAGACCTCGGTCGTGTTGTCGCCGGAGTCCACGAGCACCATCGCCTTGTGCACCCCGTTCTTTTTGGCAAAGTCCTCGACGCCGCCCCACGTCTCGACCTTGGCGAAGGCATAGAGGCGGCTATGCCCTGACCTCGCCCAGCTGCGGACGACGACCCAGAAGTGACCGCGCTGAACGTCGACCCCC